GGAAATACACAGGTAGGAGTAACTACACAGGCTTTGGCTGCGAACTTGACGATTGGAAGTAATAATACACTAATCGGTCGTAACGCATCAGTGAGTGGAACTGCTATATCTACATCTACCGCTATTGGATACCAAGCACAGGCAACCGCATCAAATCAAATAGTTTTAGGAACTACAGGTCAAACAGTCCGTTATGATAAAGTTTCTCCGCTTTATGCTACAGTCCCAGAATATACTTCTGCTAATATCGGTTATTCATTAGATGTCCCCCTTACATTTGACGGAACTTCAAGGGCGGACAATACTATAGTTGCGGATAGTGGTGCTGGAATATTACTACCAGAGGGTGTATGGTTAGTATCTATCTGTGCGAGTTTGACTGGAACTTGGGTATCTGGAAATCTACAATTTAGGTATAATTATTCAGGGTCGGGGTCAGGAACATCGTATTTGTTCTATTTTCCTATAATAGCATCGGCAGGAACTGGGACAAGTCAAAATCAAACTATGGTTTGCTCTGGGTCTGGTGTCTTTGTTGGAACTCCAGGAAGAGTTATATTAACATATAATAGTTCAACCACAGCAACAAATTACAATGTTTTATCGGCTAATCAGTGCGTTCAATTTACCCGCATTGCTTAAAAAATAATCTCAATATTTAGTATATGTTAGAAGCACCGACCGAACAAGGATACACTATCTATTCCCGAAGCGGGTGCTGTAATTGTGATAAGGCAAAGAAAAAAATACAGGACGCACTGCGTCCTCTACTTTATATAAATTGTGATGATGAACTGATTGAAGATAGAGAGAGTTGTTTAACAAATCTAAAATTATATGCGGGTAAGACCATCACCCAATTTCCCGTAATTTTTTTTGATGGAGAATATATTGGTAGTTGGAAGGACTTGAGCCTTCATTTAGAGTGTAATTAGATAAGGATAATGACATCACCGACAGGGTTGTAATATACATATGAATACTTCCCCATAGTAGCCCCGTCAGCGTCCGCCGAACAACATAGCCCCGTCCTATAATGTATCTTCTCGTTCTTGATGTTCTTGAAATTGGGGTGACTATCGGTCATAACCATCACCTTTTTAATCTTGGTCTTCTTCAACTCGGGATTTTCAAGGCGGGTCTTTTCAACATCAAGATAGAATGTGACATCATAGTAATCACTCGGGAACATAGAAGTCCCGACACTTCCCTTGAAATCCTTGTTCTTCATAATGGTAACGCTCGTCATCTTCGTAAATAGTTTGTATCCCTATATTGGATACAAATCATTTCAATTTTCTTTTCTATTCCCCATCTGCTCTATTCGTTTAATATTATTATAGCCTGAATATATCCCAAAAGTAAAGAAATCCAACACAAGAGCAAAAAAGTCAATTCTAAATCCATCTTTCTTCATATATGCTTATACAAGATTTTAATGTTGTTCTGGTCGTAAAAGGTGATGTTGTAGAAATCCTTTTCGTTCAATCTCTCAACCATTCGTTTCACCTCAAAATTAGTTTTACGATGAAACAGATATTCCTCCTTCGTCATAATTCCATCTTCCCATTCCTTCTTCATTCTCCGCTCCAATTCGGCAAAGCAATTTTCAACATCACTAATCCTATGAACGAGCATACTCAATAAATAGCAACACAAGTTACTCAACTCGGCAAAGTTCTTATGGAAGTCCCATACCTGATGCGGATACTTGACTAGACCAAAAAAAACAAGTATCCTCTTTTGGAGGTTCTCGTCTAAATGACCCAAATCCATTTTTGTTTTCATATCTGCTTTTATATCCAAGTATGCCTCCAAAATGACAACCGCAACCGCAAAGTGCTTTCTTCCAATAATATCCTCCATTGTTTATACTAATAATCATATACACTCTTTAAATCCTTTTTAATAATCTCTTAAGTATGAGCCACCACCCCATTTCCAGACCCAGTGATAGTCTCTCTCTTCTTCAAGCCCGTCCTCGTATCCCCAATCAACTTCATATTCAAAACCGATAGAATGACAGAACCCGTCTTCTTCCAGACAGCAAGAGGCAACTTCTCTCAAATTAACAATCTTTTTCAAGCGGTCGCTATCCTCCCTCGCAATACATTCATCAATCTCATTCTCAACCAATTCCTTAGCATCATCGTAACAATTCCCCATCACTTTAAAGGACTTTCGGCAAGTCGGGCATTTGTCAATATTTTTCTTACAATCCTCGCAAACAGGGTGACCGCATTGCGGGATAAACTTTTCTTCCAATTTCTCAAAGCAAATAGGGCAAGTCTCGCATTCAAATACTTTCAACTCTCTCTCCTCCTCTTCGTAATCATCGTTATCATCGCTTTCCCTCAAATGCTTTTCCCAATCCAAAATCGCTTCTCCGCAACAGGTGTATAAAACCGACCTGTTAATATAGCATAGGCTTTCCTGTATGCTTTCCTCAATCACATCTAACTCATTTTCCTTACTAATCAACCTAATTTCTCCATTTGTAACCATTTCTCCCCTCTCTTCGCTTTTAGTAATCGTAACTTCCCAAGTGTCGTCATCGGGATACATATTCTCAATCCTCGTAATCCCCTCTGGATAGAATGTATAAGGGTAGTTACTCTGGTCGCCCATATAAGTCATAAGCCCCCTGACGAATAGTTTATTATTTTTTAATAATTTTGCTCCTCCGCTCCCGTCCAAGTATTCTTTAACATCTTGGAAACTCTCAATCTTCATCTCCAATGCCCTTGATAAAATGTCCTCCCTAAATCTCCTGCTGGAGAAGGGGCGGACTCTCGTCTTTTTCCTTTCAAGGGTTTCGGTAAGAGCATATTTGAAAGTGAGGGAACTCATAAACATCTGGTGCGGGGAAGTCATATCTGTAATCTGTAGGGAAGTTATGCTAGGTATATTAACGAAAAACGAAATCAATTTTTTCTTTAAGACTTAACCTTACGAAGAACAACCCTTTCAGCAAAATCTTCGGGCAATCCCGCTTTCCTTGCTCCCTCAACTATTAGTTTTACAAGTTCCTCCTGTTGGTCGGTTACAACTTCCTTCGCCTTACGAAAAACATTTTTTACTTTTGGTTCAGCAACACCTGTTAATCCCTTGTTCGCATTTTTGGTAATAGTTTTCAAGTAATCAGTATCATCACCAACAACAACTTTACTGGGACGACCAACTCTCTTCTTTGGAGCAACTTCACCAACAACAACTTTCTTGGGACGACCCGCCTTACGCTTTGCTGGGGCTGGAGTATCCTCTCCCGCCATTCCCTTCTGCTCTGCCTTGCTCTTATAACTATCTAATAGAGAATACAAGTCCTTAAAAAAATTGTAAGCATTAACACTCTTACTATTCTCATAAGCGTCCATCAAATTATCAATTGTTTTACTCTCTCCATACCAACTCTCCGTCTTGTCAATATGTTTTGAAATATTCAATTTGTTCTTCTTCGCAAGTTCTTTAATATCATCAAGAGAACCAGACCAAGTATCTTCACCCAAGTTTGCTATATCAGTGAGTATATCACCTAAATCATAAATAACAGAACCAACATTATATCTACTCAATCTCCCCTTTGTTTCTGCCTTCCCCTTCTTCTCTGCTTTCGGGTATTCTTTCAAATAAGCGTCTTTACATTCTTTGGTTGTCATCGCACACATATAATTCATATTGTTATCCTTCGCCCACTTTCTAACAAACTCAACCCATCTGTTCGCCATTATATATAATTAAGACAGATAAAAAATTATATATAAATTATTAATTGTTAAATCTAAAGGTAATCCCCAATCAATCCAATCACATCTTCGCAAAGGTTCGTCTCATCAAGAAGAGTCGGGATAGAGGTTTCAATCTCTCTCTGGCTCAAAGTATTCTCTTTCCATTCCTTCGCAATTTGAACCCTCATCGCACCCCAGTCAAGCATAACCTCCCGAGAAACACCCTCAACCCATAAATCTCTAACCATTTGAGAATAATCCATAAACACCCTTGAACCTACCTTGTCCCAAATCATCTCATCAACATCGCAACTCCAAAACGCCTTGTTTCTATATCCAATTAAGGTGTAACTCAATCCCGAACTATAAACTCCAAGAGTGACAATCTCTCCCTCTTCGTAATAAAACTCGTCCATAATGTCGGCAAACTTCTCGTTCATCTCCGCAATCACTCCGTTAAAGATGGTCTGGCTCATTTTTTATGTTAGGATAATTATGCTCTAGGTATAGAGTGAAATCTCAAATCAATATTTGGTAAATTATCATTTAATTCTAAATCCGTTTCAATTGTTTTTACAAGTATTGGAAAATCTGCCCGATAATCTCATCGGGGAGAGAGTTCCCCATTCCAAGCACATTGTCCCTCGTCAGCATCGCATCATAGAACTCTCCCTTCTTCGCATATTTCATCATTTTATAATCCTTGTATCTCTTCCAAGCCTCTCCAATGGAACTAATAATGTATTCGTCAGTATATAATTGCTTCTGTAAAAGATAGGGATACTCGCTCTTTAGTTTTTTGTTGTTCTTATACCAATTGGCTACTTCCTCTGTGTTCGGGTCTTTAGTATAAAACCCAATCGGTCTCTTATTCTTCTCCTGTATTCTATTGTATAGTTTCACAAACCTCTTCCCCATAGTTCCCCTCATTGAAATCTTTTTGAAGACCTGTTCCCGATTGTGATACTCACAACTAAAACTCATCTCAACATATTTTAAGTCCTTGAATATGCCTCTAGCAATGTGAGGGTGGTAACGAAGTCCCTTCTTCCAATATTTGTTCCCAGCGTTCTCAATCCTCTTCATAACCGCTTTGAAGGTAGTGAGGCACTTGAACTGGGGGTAGATGGTCTTGGCGGAGTAAGTCATTTTGATTGTTGCTTGTATGCTTGTAATGCCCCTTTTGTAGAGTTGTATTTCTATAATCAATTTTCTAGACTATTGTTTCCAAAAATACCCCGAAATCAATTGTTTCTCAATTTTATTTTTATAGCATATGATTTTTAACTATTTTCTCTCACTCCTTCTTAACATAAGTATCTAACATACCTGCGGACGAACCCATATCGGTCATCGTTTCATCAATCGCCTTCTTCTTCGCAATCGTATCCCCGAACTTGTCTGTCAAGTAAGTATGCCTCAACTGATTAACGCCGACCTTCTTCTCTCCAAAGATTTTGTTGAGACGCTGGTTCAGTTTGACTGAAGAGAGTTTCCCCATATTAGCATCAAAGAGAAGGTAATCGGTCGGGTTGATTTTAATCCATTTTGCTAGAATGTTCTTCAATTGGACGGGGATAGGGACTTCCTGTTTTCCATATGTCTTTGCCGTCTTGTAAGAATTAAATACAAACTTCTTTCCATCTATGTAATTGTCCTTTTCCTTATCTATATTTTTAATCTTGAAGTCACAAAAATCCTTGCTTCGGCGGGGGCTGATATAGCAACCTCCAAGCAGACACATAATAATAAAGTTCTGTATCTGTTGAAGGTCACTGGGAGTAATCTGTTTCTTCTTATATATGAGGTCGGCGTTCTTCTTCAACTCATCGCATACCTCCTTGACCTCGTTTGCCTCAACCCAAGATGCTTCCTGTGCGGGGGTCTTCTCTTGCTTGTTAATATCCTTGTTATAGTTCTTGACATCTTCAGCCATCAAATCCCGATATTGCTTCTTATCGGTAATTATTACTAAAGAACTTAAAATAGTTTTACGGCGGTTGGGAGGCATATCTTTCAAAAAGGCAAGAACCTTCTCCGTATCATCAAACTTCCCGAAATCAACCTCGCTCTCTCCAAAGACCTTTTTATAGAGGTTCTTTAGAATGGAGGCGTAAGTGGTTATGCTTGACTTGCTTAAAGTAGAACGCTTGGAGGAAATGTAATCTTTAATCTTATCCATTATAATATACTCAAAGATTTTAATTCGGTCATTAATTATGAATTAATTGATTTAGACGATTTTTAATATAAAAGAATAATATATAGTAGGGTATAATGAGTAGGGTTTATAGCAAGACGAATGATATTACGATGGGATTGAGTAATGAAGCAAAGGTTTATAACAAACTGAAGAGTATCCTTTGCCCGAAGTATGGAGAGAAGGATATTGTCAAGACAACCGATAAATACGCCAAGTGGGATTGGACGGGAGACATTAATGGAACTCATTTTGAAATGAAGTCCCGAAGGAATATGAAGATGACTTACCCGACCACATTGCTTCCAGTTCATAAGGTAATGAAGATAGATGAGAAGCAAGTATTCGTTTTCCATTTTACCGACAAGACTTGTTATTTGGAATATGACCCAGAGGTATTCAAGACATTCAAGCAGAGGACGGGACAGACATATAGAGATGGGGTTGCTGACCCACCGCAACTCCAATATGAAATCCCTGTAACTATCCTAATAGATTTAGAAGATGTTGCTCTATAAAATAAAAATCTCCTATTAATGTATAATGAAACGCCGAGGAAGTCCATCACAAAATGGAGGTAAGAGAGTTAATATTGGAATGACTAATGTTCCAGCAAACACTTCATCTTCTCCCGCTCCTGCTCCTGCTCCTTCTGCTCCTTCTCCTCATACCACTCCCGAGGTTCATCGGGGAAGGTCTGGACTATTTCGGGGACTATACCCAGTAGAAGAGTTATTCTCGTATCAAGATGAACGAGCAAGTTTAGCACAAACTCATACGCCTCAACAACAGCAATTTCTGGCTGATAGGATAGATGTTAGACAACAGGGAGGGGCATCAACCGCAATGGTTGCTTCCAGACAAAATGTCGGTAGGAACTATTTTCAAAATGTAAATGGTGATGCCGAAAACGCAAGAATTAGGGCAGCGAGGGCTGGTATTGCTGGGTCTCCAACTATGAGGGCACTTCCTACAACACTTGAAACTCCCCCTTCAGCCCAAAGACAACAACCGCAACCGCAACCCCCAGCATCAACCGAAAGTGTTGCGTCTAATGCGTCAAGTATGAGTGAATTAACAGGAGCATTTGGAGAGAAATTAAATTGGGAAGATGATGAAAATATGGACGGAACAGGTATGAAGAAACTGAAGAAGGGAAGCCCCGCTATGAAAGCCCATATGGCTAGATTAAGGGCTATGCGTAAAAAGAAATAATATATCTGTATATGATATAGATATGAAAGGTGGAAAACTATCAGCACCAGAACTGAAGGGGTTGCTTGATGCGTCATATGACTCAAAGGTGAAGAAGGTTGGTGATTTTGAAATGGATAAGCAGTTGTCATCTAGCACCAGTAAGGTTTATCGTAATCCTGTAACGGGTCAAGTTGTAGTAGCCCACAGAGGAACGGCTGGTATTAGTGATTGGGGGAACAATGCCCTTTATGCTATAGGTGGAAAACGAGCATACAAACTAACACCTCGTTATAAGGAAGCGGAGAAAGTCCAGCGTAGGGCGGAGAAGAAATATGGTGCTAGTAATGTAACAACAATCGGTCATTCACAAGGTGGATTACAGAGTGAGTTACTCGGTGGTAGAAGTAAAGAGATTATTACTCTCAACAAGGCAACACTTCCTTTTGAGAGCAATACCAATAAGAACCAATATGATATACGCAGTGATAGAGATGTCGTATCTGGTCTTAATCCCTTTGCTAGAAAATCAAAGAAAGATGTAAATATTAAAGCCAAGACATACAACCCCCTTACGGAGCACAGCGGAGATGTGTTGGATAGGTTGGGTAAGAACAAGATTATTGGAAAAGGTGTTTATTTGAAGGGGTATGGTAGAATGAGAGGCGGAGTTATTGATACTTGGGATACACAGACACCTCCATCATCTCCAAGCCGACAAGAACCTCCTACAATTTCACCACCACCAAGAGAAGTATTTGAAGTTCCAAGAGAGTTTTTCATAAATAAAATGAATACTTTATTTGGAAAACTACAAGCAGAAAGAAACATAATGGAACACCAAATGATGAATGAGGATATTCCAGGTGATGTTAGAATGAACTTGTTAAGGTATTCTCAAAATATAGATAGTATAAAAGATAATATATTAACAATATTTGAAGGAGGAGACCCACCAGAGAATATAATAAGAGAAGTTGCTGGGTATCTTGGATACTTGACAAATCTAACGGAAGAGGGTTTTCATAATCCATTTATCTTTATGGACGACTGGGAGGGTGGGGTATTAAGACCATATTTAACTGAAAGTTAAGATTATAACAAGAATTATATGAATATTTATCTTAATAATCATATAATACAATAAAAAAGATGATAAAGACTTAATAAAATTAATTTTATTAAGTCTTTATCTAGAAAAATACAATAAAAAATGATTATTTATCTTAATATTTGTTTAATGTATCTATTTTTGTGTTATAATATTAACTTTCGGTTAATATAAGAACGATAGTATCTCCCCAATCACATCTTCGCACAGCGGAGTTCCATTCCATAAAGCCCCCATCGCTTCGTATCTAGCCATCTCCGCAATCCTCTCCCTCCATTCCCTTCTGGTTCTTCTAATGTGGGTGAGGGAACTATCGCCTCCATCGCTTCCCCTTGTGATACTCCTCTTGACAATCTTCTTCTCTTCCTTCCTTCCAAGAATGATATTCCTCTGGCTCAAGATACGGGCAATCTGTTCTTTGTGGTCGCTCCTGTCGCTCTTGATGTTATGTTTCTTCTCAAGGTTGTATAGAATGATTATGGATTTGAAAGATTGGTTGTAGCAGAACAGACAACCCTTCTCTACATCGCTCAAGACTTTCTTCAAAATCCTCCCGTCCTTGATGTCCTTCATCAAACTCTTCATCTGGGTCTTGGTAATAGCACTCATTGTAATCGCTTGTTATGTCCTTGTTGTTTGTCTTCCCTTCAATTCAATTTTTCGTTTCAATTTTTTTTTCTATGGGCGTAAATCGTTATCTTTTTTAGCAAATCTGGAAAGTGTGGGTTATATACACAATTGAAAACAATCTCTCAAAAGTGTAGAAGATTTGCTCCCTTTCCTCGTCATTCAACTTGTATTCCAAGTTACTAACGAACTCGTCAATCAAGGGTTCTAGAATAGTCTTCACTCCAGCCCAATTTTCCATTTGAAGAATACTATTCCTCCAAACATATATGTTATCCCAGAAGTCTCCATCTTCGTCCGTATGTATTTGGAAAATCGTCTTACAACTTCCAATGAAGTCAATAGTCCAACCGCTCAACCTAAACAGGTCGTCACTGACATCGTCAATGTCATAGCAGTCCTGCTTTACGCTCTCCGCATATCCCAACCTATCCTCCTCTCCCTTGAGAACATTCTTGAGGAGCGGAGACTGAATGATGAGAAACTTTATTCCGTAGCCCATTTTGTTATTACTATTACCTAACTATTTGCTCTTAACACAATTCATTTTTTTCGTTTCAATTTTCTTGACTTTCAAACATCATCTTTACCCTCGCAGGAACAACTTGATAAGCGTTACATTCGTCACAGCATCTTCCCTCTTCCGTCAAGGGAGCGGGGTTGTTTCCAAATCCGTATTTCTGTCTTTTACAAAGGCAACATTTGTAGGGCTTGTATCTAGCCCTCGTATCCTTGTCCCTCTGCTTCTGCTGTTCCATATACAACTTACTTAAGAAACTCTGCTGTTCGCACATCGCCTTCATATCAATATTCTCCATCTTTATACTATAATTCATATAAACCCTTTAAATGGATTTCAATTTTATTTTCTCCAGACATAAATGAACTCTCCATACTTCTTCTTCGGGTCTTTTGCTTCTCCTACTCTCTTTCGTTCTGCTTTGACAAGCGGTATCAATTCGTCCGCCTTTCCAAATACTTTCAAACAAACTCTCTCATATACCTCTCTCGGGACATTCAAACAATAATGACCGCCCTTCTTCAAATGCGTCCAAGTCTTTTCAAATACGGGTTTGTAGAACTCTGCGTCCCAATCGTCTTTCGTCTTCTTTAATGTTCCCTCGTATATTTCAAGATTGTAATAGGGCGGAGATGTAAATACCATATCGTAATCTATCTTGCTATAATCAACCTTGAGAGCATCTTGGAAACGAACATCTATCTTGGTGTCGCTCAAAGGCTTCAACATTTTTATCATCTCTTGATATGGTTTCTTCAAACTGGTATTCAAATCAATTCCAACATACTTTGGGACATCAACAGCACAAGCCCCGACAAGTCTCCCTCCCCAACCCATCGTAAAATCCAATACGCATTTGGGTTTGTATCTACAATAAATACCCATCGCAACCAAAGGACGAAATATGGTAATGGAAGAGAAATACAAATTGTAAATTGACCTCCACATCTGGAGAGAAGAGTTGTCGGGGTTCTTGTTTTTAAGATAATCCAATATACGCTGAATGTATGGTTTCTTTAGATACTGAAATCGTTTCTCCCAAAACTCAAAGAAATTGATATTGGATTTGCCTTTGGTTTCTATCCTTTGCGGGAATGTAAAGAAATCTACAAACTTGTTACCTGTCTTGCTTAACGGCGGTATTTTCGTCAATCCATCACAGCCAACCTCTTCCAACTTTTCATAATCGGTAAGAGCCTCCTCCTTTGTAATAGTTGATAACTTCTTTACGATTTTATTCTTTTCTCCCGATGATAATTCTCCTCCAATTATTTTTTGGGACGATGTAGGCTCGTCCCCGATTAGTTTTTTTGCTTCTTCTTCTTCATACCAGAACCACCAACATCTTTATCATATCCTCCCATAGTTCGCATTTCAGCCATCTCTCTCCTCCTCTCCTCTTCCAAAACCCGTTCTGCTTCTCTCCTTCCAATATCATTCGGGTCAAACATTGGTTCCCTGTCAGGTTTATATGGTAAAAGTTCATTAGCAATATCATCTATTCTTGCTATTGTTGGTTTAAATAATATGCTTTTCGCTTTTTCTAACTTTGTAGATGGTCTAATTAAAGTATTAGTAATTGTTTGAGTAGGGAAATATGCGTCTCTATAATAACTGAACTCACTTGGACTATATCCTAAAAGTTCCCTATTTTCAGGATTTAAAAACATTGCGTTATTTTCAACTTCTCTCAAATGTTTTTTTAGTTTTTCAATTTCCTTCATATAAAGAATTGACAATTGCTTTTTTTGGTATATAAAATCACTCTCACCATAAGTATCCTCACCTCCAAAACTATATTTCTTATTGAACGATATTTCATTATCAATTCTCTTAATGCCCTTTTGAAGAGTATCAATCTGTCCCTCAATCATACTAATTTGCTTATCAACTTTAGGTCTATAGAATAAATATCTCTCATCAATAGTTTCTTGAACCTTTGGGTATTCTCTTTCAGTTACTTCCTGAAAGTTTAAATCATCTGGAACAAATGGGACACCATCGTCTTCCTCACCCATTGGTATAACCCTTGAAGAAGCCATAGGAGGACCTACTAATTCTACAGAAGCAGTAGGAATAGCAGGTGCTATTTTAGCACTTTTAGAACCCCTTCCCCTCATTCCAGCCCCGCTCGGCTTTGCGGTTGATGCCTTCGCAACACCCGCATCATTTACCTTCTCCTTCAGTTTTCTCAATTCAGCAACCAATACCATTCGTCTCTCTTGAGGTAAAGAACTTGACATTAGTATCTCTTCAATATCGTTAATTAGGGTTTGGTTAATACTAAATGAAGTGTCAATTGGAGGCGGTAGGGACGGACGAGGCGGACGAGGCGGTGGAGGACCAGAAGGACCAGAAGGATTATTACTGACAGCAGAACCACCAGAACAACTCCCCATTCCGCTCCCTCTCTTTGCCCTTATACTCGCCATATAATCTTTCGCTTCTTGAGAACCCTTTTCAAATCTAACTTTCTTTAATCCACTGCCCTTTTTAGAGAGCATTTCCGTAAGTGCTTTCATTGTAGCATTCTGGTTATTGTATAATTCTAATGTCGGTCTAACATCACTATCAAAAAATCCAAGAGTTGGGTTAAGAATATCAATAAGAGCCTTCCTTTCTGCTTCTGTAATTTTTCCCTCCAATAATGCGTTCTCAACTTGGTCTCTTATAGCGTAATGATTTTTCTCCACCTGACTTCTAACTTGAGAGGTGTCTTTTAACGGGGGAGGACGAACAATGAGGGGTTTCTTTGAGCCCTTGTCATCTTCTTCTTTGCTTCCAGTAGTTCCACTTCCTTTCGCCATATATATACTACCAGAGAATATTAATTGAGAGATTATTAGGAGAATACTGATTGTCTCTCCAATTGCCCTTTATGTTAAACGCCCGTTTTCTATATCTATCTCTTCGTATAGGGTCTTTATGTCTTGTAAAATCCTCATAGCCCATTTGACCGAAGTGTATCCACTTATGTTTATTTCCATCATAAACCATAAACTTCTTATCCTTCCTTGATGATGGTTGAACTTGTTTTCCTAAATATCGCTTCGCCTTTTTCTGGACTTCTTCTATATCGCTATATGAACTTAAGAATGGTTTGGTTTCCATATATATAATAGGGGAATATTATATATAATTAAGCATTACTTTCTTCGCTAGATGTATCAACAAACAAATCGCTTGATGCTGATGGAGGTATAGATGGAGTTATTGGAGGTGTCGGTTGGTCTATTTCCATCAGTTTATCTTCTATCCTTTTCTTTAATGTTATGGAAGTTTCTATTAATTTTATGTATCTGGTATAACTCTCATTCAAGAACTCTTTGGGACTTGATACTCGGTTATCTGGTGATAAACTTAACCATTTATAAATGTCGCAGGATAGAATGTAAAACTCTTTGCTTCCTATTAATTCTACTTCTAATTGTTTAGTAATTTGATAAAACATTTCTATTGAGCCGATTATACCGACAACCAAACTCAAGAACATATTAATTAGGCTGATGTAAGTCTGCTTCAAAAATCCTGTCAAGCAAACAGCAAAACTGCTGTTGAGAGCCGAAATTACGATGATTGGAATGCGGTAGAACTTCAATCTCCCTTTAAGTGTAAGGTATCGCCTTCGGTGGTAGTTTGCTAACAAATTGCTATTCTGTCTAATTTTATCTAATACCCCCTCTATATCATTAGAAATTAAAATTGGTCGCATACATTATACCGAGATTTTAAAGAATAGCCTCCAACTTGGATTTCACAAGTCCAATGAGGTAAGCATCATCAGCCCCCCAACCAAGATACTCTTCACCCTGAACGATTACCTCTTTGTAATCGGTAAATGCTTTGCCTCCACTCTCACATTCCAAATGAACGGCAAGTCTCACACTATCTCCTAAAGATAGACTGAGAACCCGAATACGAAAAGACAAAATATGTATAGTTCTGGGATAGGGGACTTCTAAAACAACTCGGTTCAAATCAACAGGAACATCAGGGACGACTTCAAGGACGATTTCTCCGCTCATTATATCTTAACATTAGATTTTATTTATCCCAACAGGGATTTTCATCATATCTGCCCCATCGCCACTTACAATCTCTTCAGGGTTCGTCATCACATCAATCGCCTTACGCAACTTCGGGTCTTTCGGTTGGAAGAAATGTTTAAGGATATACTCGTTCTTCTTGAAATCCACACTCTTATTCAAATCATCAAACATCTCTAAAAAGCGTCCAGTATCAATGTAAATGTCTCCCGACTTGAGCGGACCATTTATCCAATGAAGGAAAGCACAGCAATACCAACCACAAGCGTCATTCATAAGTGACTGAATATCCTTCTCGCAATAAGGCAACTTCTGTCCGCAAGTCCGCTCAATAGTCTTCTTAACCATCTCGGGCGGAGGCATACCATATGAGTCAAAGTAAATCGGCTCAATCTTACCATTCTTATACTTATTCACTTGGAAGCAAGTCCAGTGAGTTCCAACATTCGGTTTATCGTCAGGACCAATTTCGTTCTCTAAATTAATCACATAGCCAGTGTTGTATTTGATTTTGTAAGGTAGTTCGTCCTTGAAACAGATTTTGTCTAAAGGAAACCCCATCTTCTTACTCAACTCCTCAATTTGAAAATCTGTGAGAGACATTCTATATTATTAAGAAAGAAATTAATTTTTTAATAATATTATAATTAGGCATACAGACCCGCTCCCTTAAGCATCTGCGGGGCAATCTGGTAACGCTGGTGGTAGAGTTCTCCCATCGCCTGTGACTGAAGAGCGGGGTGGCTCAATCCCATCATAGACTGCCTTCCACCGACAATAGACAAAGCACCTCCCCTTGAACCAGCATACAGACCCGAACCATAACCGCCCTGCTCTTCCCTCGCAGCCAAGTTAGCCATAGTCACCGCCGACCTATCCATTCCCCTTCCACTCGCATACAGACCAACACCCTTAAAGTCCAAAAGTTTCTTCGGGTTCTTCTGGTAAGACTCGGGGTCATCAAGATAACCCGCCTTTCCCGTAAGATGCTTCTTGGTGTAGTTCCTCGCCTTCTCGCCGAGTTTCTTACCAGCCATAATAGCAAGAGGGGCAAGTTGAGGCTGACCGACAGCAGTCGCAAGGGCAGCACCAGCAGACCCAAGAGCAGCGGGGGCTTTATCTACAAAAGCATTAATCGCCTTCTTGACAGGACCTTTAATCTTATCGCCAAGAGCATAAACCTGCTTCTTAATTCCAATCTTCTTAAGGAAGCGGTCAAATCCAGGACCGAAAATACCCTCACCCGCCATAACACCCCTGTTCGCAGCAATCTCTTCGGGAGACAACTGAACGCTCATACCCTTTCCCTTCATAAAGGTTCGGCTCATAGCATCATACTTGCTCGGGTCAATCATCAGGCAACCCTCGCCCGAAGTGAGACGCACCTTGTGTCCGTTACGCAACTTACTCAACTGCTTCAAAGAAGCGGAGACACCAATCTTCCTAAACCTAGCCATCGCATCTTGAATATCCCCCCTTGAAACCTTCTTTCCATCAACCTCTAAACCAATCTTTCCACCCCTCTTCCTCCTCGCCTCGGCAGTATGTGCCATTCCCTTTTGCCAATCCGCTTCCCTTCTCCTCCTCGCCTCGGCAGTTTGTGCCATTGCTATTTCTTCGTTAGTCGGCATTATATATTACATATAGATAATAAATAATGGGATTTCATTAATAAAGAGATAATGACCTTTTTGCCTAAACCCTCGCCCCCGTAAGAATGTCAATATCAACCGAGCAACCATACTCAATGAAGACAATCAGGTCAAGGTTGATAGCAGACAAAGCCTGACCGATAATCTGGACTGACTTCGGGACAGTCTCCTCAACAGGGAGCATACGAGACACATCAACATAGTAGTAGCAATACTCCATCTCAAATCCAAGAGAGCTGATAAGACCCGAAGTGAGCCCGTCCGTAAGACCACCATTGACGGCATTAACTCCGTATAACTGATTGTTAAACTGCTCGAAAGAATACCTCTGGGTGTTGTAGAGCATATTCTGTCCCGAAACAACAACATTGAAGTTGGTGAAGAGGCAGAGAGGAGAAGTAGGACCAGCCCCTGCGGGGTCAAACGGGGACTGCCAAGGGGAAAGGGTCGGCGTTCCAACAGTAGCAGCCCTGTGGAATGGAAGAATAAGAACCGACTTAATTCCAGCAATGCCGTTCGTAATGAGAGTGTTGAATGTCTTTCCAGCATCTACCGCCGTCTGGTATTGATAGACATCAGTGTATTTGATGCTCTTGACAGGGGACGACAGGTAAGCCCTCTCAAAAGTCGGGTTGAAGGTGTAAGCGGGAACATACAGGTTGATAGAGTTGTTACTTCCAGTCGTAACACCAGTGGTGGTGATACCCGCAAGATTTTTGCTTCCAACCGAGAGGTCAAACGCCACAATCTGCTCCGCAGCACCACTTGTAGCATTACCTCCAGAATACTCAGCGGAGGAACTAATCATAAGAGGGCAAACTCCGCCAACAGGGGTGGTAAGAGTTCCCAAAGTATAAGTTCCCGCAGCAGTGTTAGACTTGGTGTAAGTTCCAGAAGTGTTATTCAGGTTCATCGTCATCTTCATAAACACACCCTTAAGGAGAGGGCACTGCTGGAAGAACGAGTGAATATGCTTGAGGTAGATGGTCGCATTGATAACAACCTGATAAACTCCCTTAACAGTGGAAGCTGTCGCACTATCAATCGCAGAAACAACATACGACTTCCAAAGCGTTTTAGCACTTTCATCAGTGAGGAATGAAGCATAAGTTCCAGCACCAGCGGAGGCAGCGGGGACACCTTCGGAGTTATAGTTGATATACTGAATACGCTTCGCAAGACCAATGTTTCCACCGCCAGAAGCATACTGGTTTCTTCCGTTAGAAGTGGAAATGGGAAGAAGTCCTACAGCAGTAGCACCAGAAGTGGAGTTGTTAGCCACCCTCTGTCCGCTAGAAGAAACAGCAGTGGAGTAACCCCAAGTGAGCGGGTCGTCAGGGTAAAAACCAATAGTAGGACCGATAGTCGCTACATCAGCCCAAGACAGCGTCGTCATCAACTTAAACGAGTTCCACATATTGATAAACGGGGTCTGCTGAATAATGGTCGTTCCGTTATAGTCAAGCGTAAAAGAGTGTATCATCGTTCCAAACCAATTTTTAAGACCAAAAGCGTTCGCACAACCAGTCTCACCCTTAAAGGCATTATCAGCACCAGTGTTTGTCTGTGCTACAGTCAGGAGCATCGGCATCATAAGGTATGCCTCCCTGTAGGACATATACTTATTAGAGTTACTCAACTGGGAAGTATCAATAACGGACTGATTAGAATTGTAAGAACCATTCTGGTTGTCAAGAATGGAAACCCAATCCTTCTTAACGAACACCGAAGGAGACCCCTCCACCTCTTGAGACAAATCAAAGACAAGCTTATCGCAGGACATTATTATATCTTATGTTGAGATAATAATATTTGAAAAAACTCTCTAAATCCGCCACCGCCTAAAGAGAGAAGTTGATGTTCTTGGGCTTCCTCATTCCCGACCCCCGATTAATTTTGAGTTCGGCAAGTTCCGCCATTCCGCCTAAACCGCTTACGCCCCGACCCATTCCCCTCCCAGTCGTTTCGGCATATTGAAGAGGGCTGTCATAACTAGAAGCCCCTCCAGGACCGCCCCTCTGTAGAAGAACCGCTCCCGCTCCACAACCCTTCATTCCCCTTGTTTGGTGACGAGGCACAGATATACCACCCCCGCATCTAAAATACATTTTCGGCATTATATACTATATCTATATTTTATTTGCCTAAAGTTTGCTTTTCTCTAAAATCTGCTTCTTCAGTTTCCTCAACCTGATTATATTGGTCGCAATCGCATTCAGGATTACCAATTGTTTCTCAATATCCTTCTCTTTGGAAGTGTCGTCAATTCCGTTCCTCAATTCGGTTTGTAGTTTTGTCTGCTCCTTTGTGAAGTCCTCATACATTCGGTTAAGTTGGTTCTCGCCTAAATCGTTCATATATAATTAAGCAAGATTTTAATTTACTTCCTGTCAATCATAACTCCCAGTGCCTCAACCTCTTCGGCAATCGCTAGAATTATCGTCATAGCCCCGTCTTGGATTGGTAGAGGACGCAAGTCTGTTCCTAAAAGTGTGATGGTAAGTTGAGAGTAAGAGCCAGGAATTAGTTTGTTCCAAAGCAACTGCGGAGGTTTGTCAGCAATAATCGTCCCAACCGCAACTGAAGGTGTGACAGAGTATATGACGCTGGTAGGAGAAGCGTATGGATTATCAACACTACTAACGCTCAATAAAACGCTAGAGTTCGGCTGGATATTGGGTGTGGTGCTTGAGAAAGCAGTTGGGGAGGCAGCAGAAAAAGCCCAAGGAGAAGGGATTGCTAGAGTTGCTGATACTACATTTGAGTTGGTTACAAAACCAAGAATTGTTCCTAATTTACTTCCGTTATATCCAAAATTAATTCCAGGATAAACAACATTTAACACACTGACTGGGCTATAATCAAATCCAGCAGGAGCGGTGTAATTCGCAGCAAGTTCAGCAGTGAAAATAGCAAGAGTAGGAACTACAAACTGATTTACCTGAACTTTGTATCGGGCATCATTCACCAATATCTCTAAAAAATAAACATTCTGTCCTGTAGCGTTATCAATCAAGTAATGTCCGTTTTTAATCATTTCATATTGGAGGAATTGGTTAAGTGTGCTGACCTCATAAAGACCATCAGGGATTGTTATAGGATAGACAACCCCATCAGCCCAAGTGTAACTGAAACCAGTATTTCCATAAATAGATGCTATGTTGAACCAAGCATAATACATACTCACACTAGCAACCGCTACATAACTATTCTTAAAGTGTGCTGTAGTCGGGAATTGATAAACAAGTTGATTGTTCTGCCCGTTTTGGACTACATTGTTATTGTTAAGCACCAGTGTTCTCATCTTATAGATTAAGATGAGATTTTAATTTTACTTAATAACTTACATTCCCAACACTCTCCGCATATGCTAAAACTTCCTTTAACAATTGTTTTTTCCGTTCCTTTGAAACATTCACAAGTCTCATAACACCCATAAGTTGGTTTTGTATCCTTGAATACTTATCACTATCGTCCTCAAAACCCTTAACTTTTGAACGGGATAAGAGATGCCTCATTATCAATTTAATTCGGTTTTCAATCCTAACCATTTCTTCATCTCCTACCGAAGCAGAAGCCCCGCTCCCCTTCATAAACGGAGGAGGTCGGCGTATAGGACGAATACTCATAACAGGGCGGGTATGTTGGAATGGAACAGCCTCTCTCGGCATTCCTCTTCCCATCATTCCTAAATGTATGGGGACTTGAGAACCTCCAAAACGAAAGGGCATTTGCTGGGTCGCCGTCTGGGTCTTCCATAGCCCAGGTGCTACTACTACAGGGTCAAATCCAGTATTCATTATATATAAAGGAGAGATTTTAATATCCTAAAGTCGCCATCTTAAAGAGAATGTCGGTCGCCTGACGCTTGGGAAGGAGTTTCTTCTCCATCAACTTCATCACAAGCAACTTGAAATCCTTGTGTAGTTTGTGGCTGTCATTCCCCGCCATAATTTGTCCCTTCATAATTTCAAACTGGTTAATGTCCTGCTCGTCCTTCTTCTTGTCGGGGGCGGGAATACTCAAGCGGTCAGTCAAACTCGCTCGGGAAGCCAAGCGGTGGATATAGTTACGCTCATCATCATTCATTCTCTCAATATCCTCAAAAGTAGGAGAGCCTCCGCCCAACATCGTCCTAACCACACTCAAGATGTTCGGGCTGACCCTCTCGCTCTTGATGTCGTTCAAACAAGCACCACAAGGAGTTCTAATAGAAATAATCCCCTCTCCCAAACGCCTCTTGTTAATCACAAACCTACCGAATGGAATATACCTCGCAACATTCGGGACACTTACTCCCGACTTCCAATCAATATCCTTATCCTGTAAAACATTGTAGTTCTTCTTGACAAGACCCGTTCCCACTCTCGGCTTTCTCTTTATTCCGTTACCTCCCATCGGCTCGGCAACAGGTGTCGGCGGGGCTTCATCACCTCCACCTCCAAACAAGGCTCTAATGCGGTCGTCATTCCCCATAATCCACTCCTTCAAATCACCAACCCTCAATCCTTTAATTTGTGATTTCCTCGTTCCTAAAAAATTGGTTTCAATACCAAAAATCCTATCTATATAAACTTTCAATTGGTTTTGGTTCATTCTAGATATAGCATCGGGTCTAATATAGTCGCTGTAAGCCACACTCTCCGCCATAGGAACTCCAGCAAAGGGTGACGAAACAACCAAACTCTCATTCGCAGCATCAACCACACTGAATAAATCCCTCGCACTATCGTTCGCTCCCCGAATGTCCCCATTCTGGTCTCTCCCGACAATACCACTAGCCAAAGCATCAAACTCGTCTCTGGAGGGCGTATCCTTTATCCTCTCCATCAACATATCGTTCTCTCTATCCCTCATTATCGGGTCACTAATCATTTTAATCGCTTCAATATCCGCTCGGGTTACGCTGTTAGCAATTAACGCATCTAACTTCGCCATCAGTTGCTGTTGTAGTCCCCCATTGACAGACCTCAATCCCGAAAGCATTTGACGAACAGGAATGATGTCCTCCCTCAAAAGAACTTGGTCGCTATCAAATGTTCCCTTATCTAAACTAGCAATATACACATCTACTTCCGCCAAGAAAACATCAGCGGGAAGACCATACCTATATTTCGGCTTCAAAGTAGAAATGAAATACGGCATTCCCTGAGCCAAGAAATATAACTGGAGACCAGAGGCATTCTGGACGACCTTCTCGGCGTTTGCTCCGTCCATCAGTTGTCGCAACAGCGGTCTCGCCTCCACCTTGAGACGCTCCATATCTTCCAACTTCTCTTCCACTGACCGCTGGTCGGGCGGTTGCTGTGGAGCACCCGTCTTCGCAAACAAGCGGTTCGCATCAAGGTTCTTCTTGTTGTTCGCCTCCTCCAAATCAAGAAACTTCAAATACTCTTTCCTAAACTTCTCCGCATCAAGTGGTTTGACTAAAGGCTGTCCGCTCATAATATTATATACTAATATGATATTATATTTTTAGAGAACGGGAGAGTTTGTATCTCCTTCGTATTCGGGAGAACTTCCGCCGACTTCGGGCGGGTCTTCCCTAGCCAACTTCGGCATAGGTGTATCGCTTACTTCATATACGGGGTAGTTGGACGGGTCTAGTCCCTGTGAGAACAACTTGTCACAAGCAATCTCGTTAAACAGAACATCAAGTTCCTTCTCGTCCTTCCTAAAGAGAACCTCAATGTCCGCCGTCAATTTCTTTCTGTCCCTGTCGCTCATATTGCGGGGGTTGTAAAGCGGGTGCTTCCCCATATTGTCTAAAGCAATTACTTTACACTTCAAAGCCTTTTCCTTCAGTTCCTTCAGTTGCTCTTCGGTATCGCATTCAATCCTCATTATATAATTAAGCGGAGAAAAAAATATTGGATTAATTATTAAATTATATTTGTTCTATCTAAAGCCCCTTAAACATCACCGCATACGGCATCGTCATTCTATACATCGCCCTCATTCCGCCAGTCGGTGGAGCGTCCCATTCAAACCCGAACTTACTCAAGAACCTCATATCCTCCCAGTGAGCGTCGCATCTCAATCTCGTCCTGCCGAGTTTCTCCATATGCGTAATCGCCTCCGTAATCATTCTCGTTCCAATACCCTTGTTCCTGTGACCCTCGCATACATACATATACTCTATCTGTCCGCCCTTTTTGTCTCCCTTTTCATATGTATCCTTCGGGTAATCATATACCATATATCCAATCAACTCTCCCTTCTCGTTCCTCTCGGTAAGCATATGAACCTCAAAGTTGTTAGCGTCCTCGCAACATTCATTGAACTTCGCAATGACTTCGGGGTATGTCATACCCTTCGCCATCTTCTCCTTAATCAGTTCGGGATAAGGGGTATTCATCAAAGTTCCCCAAAGGCATTCGGTGTTGAACTTCCCCTGATGCTTCTTGGAAAGGGCAATGATGTCCTTGATGTCGGTCTTGATGCTGTTGGTATAATCCATTTTTGCTTGTTGCTTGTTCTTGCCCTATAACTCTTTGTTGTTGTTATAATCAATTTTCTTCGTTTCAATTTTATTTTCTAATGCGGTATTTGTAACCTTTCTACTTCCTTGAAAAGTCGTATAAACAACAAGTCTAGCCCTTCCTCTTTGAAAGAGACAAGTTCAGGGCAATAGGGCACTTTTATTATACTAATTTATTTTATAGTATAATAATGATTGTAAATAATGAGTATCAGTTTATTTCAAGGAAAGAAAAAAGTTTGAGTTAAGGAAAAAAAAGTGCCCTGATGCCCTGAAAGTGCCCTGATGCCCTACTCCGTTTCGGGAGCAATCGTTTCCCCATAAGTATAAACCAACCCCTTCAATCCTCTCTCTCCATCTCTCTTATGCTCTTTGACACCATCAAAGGAGAGAAGTTCAATTCTCATCTTCTTATAACTATCAAGTATATCCATTTGCGGATAATAAACTTCTTTCAATTTCTTATTCGGTATGAAGTCGGTATCCAGTCCAGTAATCTTGAACCTTTGGAGAAGGATACAACAAAGATTGTCGCCATTGCTTTCTGGGTTCGCTTCAATAACCAACTTGGTAGGTATATAGTATTTCAATACAAGGGAGATGAGAGCATTCGCCCAGTCAGTATTCGTTCCGCAATTGTATTTTACCTCATCATCGCCCTCAATGTATCTCTTCATTTCATTCAAAATCTGTTTGTCCGCACCCAACTTTACCAATTCCTCCAACTCTACTCTCCTTTCTTCAATCCATCTCTTGTCCTTGAATTGTTGGGTCGTCTTGAACTCTACCAAATGCTCTTTTACATCTTCGGTTGAAGTAGGAGGCATATCGTTCGCCATCATCAAAATCTTCGCATCAATCGTAAAGGTCATTTCATCTTGGAAGTTCTTACGGGCTTCAATTTCATCTCCGCCCGAAGCCAACTTCTTAATCATAATGCTATTCAGTTTGATATTCTTGTTTTCGTTATCTAATTGGATTTCTTGAGTAGTCGCAAGGCGTATAAATTGGAGGTCAATCGCCCAACTCATCGCCTTTGCTACATCGCCGTTCTTTCCGCCTCTTTCGCAAAGCAAATTGTCGCTTGGAATAGTTTTCGTATATCCTCCAAATGCCGTCTTCATAAACCCGTCAAGTGTCCCCTTCCCGCAATTTCGGTTGCCGATGAAAACTCCCCAATCCTTGTCTAGGTAATGACCCGCAAAGGCTCGGGAAATGAATTGGAGGAAGCGGGTCTTTTGAGAACCCATAATCGCATCAAAGACTTTGGTTTCCACTTTATCAATGACTTTCTGGTCGGGCTTCAAGAACCATTTTTCAAAGGGTCGGTTAATCTTTGTAGTTGAAAAGACTTCATTCTCTTTGATTTTGAAATGGTCGCTATCCCATCTATGAAACTTCTTGGTAATCAAATTGAGAACTCCATCTTCAAAGCAAAGCATACCAATAGAACTCGTATGTAATTTCATATAGAAATCATCGTCATCAAGGTTCTCTTTAACCTTACCAATAAGCGTCTCGTAAATGTTCTTCGCATTGGAATAGTTTTGAGCGTAGGAAATCGTATTCCCCTTTGCGTCCTCTTTGTATATCTTGCTTTTCTGTATATAATTAATCAAAAGGGTTTTCGTCAAGCCGATATTGGAAGTCCAAATATTGTCATTCTTGAAGAAAATCTGTCCCTTTGAGTATTTGAGATTTTCTTCCAATCTCTCCAAAAGGACTGACCCCGCTTCCTCGTCATCTTCAACAATCGTAAAACTATCCGCCTCATCATCGGCAAAAGGGATTTCAATCGCATTCAATCTATCGGTATAACGCTTGTCATCAAAGGGTTTTATTTTCAAATTGATATTCAATTTCAATTCCTTCGCAATGTAGATTTCCGCTTCTTTCAAAATGGTCGTCCAAACGACCCCCTCTTTGTAGAGGATTTGTAATCCATCAAAGCAAAGGACGGCGTTCCCCTTCGCAATCAACTTCTTTTTCTTGAAGAACTCAACCAACTTCTCCAAAATCCTCCGTTCCCAATCTTGTAAGAACCAAGAGCAAATCGTTCCGTTAGGGTTGTCGCTTTCCTTCTCTTCAACTTTCTTCAATAGTTCGGGATTGTCCCGCTTGACAATGTCAGCCATAATGCCGAACTCCGCTTCTAATTGGGTGAGCCAATCGGGTTTGTCAAGAGGCGGTAATCCGTTATCCTTGACCCAACTACTCCATTTCCCGTAATAGAGTTCCCTGATTAACAAATCCTTACACATATCGTAACCCCTATCGGTTTTCCAATCAATCAAACTGACATTTCCCATACTGAAGACATCACAAATCTTTTGGAAGTATTTGCTTCGGTTTTCAACATAGTCAAGAACCATCGGGCATTCCTTAAATAATTGGGAGGCAATGACGAAGTGAGCGTTAATCATATCTACATCAACATAAATATCCCGACATAGTTGATGCCTAACCTCTTTGCGTATAGAACAAAGGGAGAGAGACCCTTCGGGATAAACCCGCCCGATATTCTCCAATCCTCTTCCGTAATAGTATTTGACTTTGATTTCGGGACGAAGGTATTTGGTTGTGTGATGGTATAGCATCTTGAGGAACTCCTTGTCTCCAAGTCGGTCGCCTTGCTTCTTAACAATGAGAGCCTGTTTCAAATAGTCCTCAATCTGTTTCCTCTCGTTCTCGTATATAATATGCTTACCCCGCTTCTTCTCCTTTGTTTCTAAAATATCGTCAGCATATAGCATCTTTATAATTTTCTTGAAATCGGGTATCTCAACAAAGGTCTTTCCAACCAAAAGCGGGGAGGCATCAAGTTTCAAAGTTGTTCCTAAAGACATTATACTATAGGATTAGATAATAATTAACCTTTATATTACTTTTCGTCTAAATAGTGTATATGTCATTTCATATAAACCATTCAATTCAATTTTATTTATAGTGGTTGAGGATTTCCTGTAGCATCTCGGGGTTGCTTTGCTTAAGGACTTCCATTCCCTCTCTCACTCGGGCAATAATAGGGAGCATAACATCATACTTCTTGAAGTCGGCTTCGGGGACATTTCTGGTCGCCTTACAATAATAGGCTCGGTTCTTGGCTAGGATTTTCTCCGCATCTTCGGCATACTTCTTACGCTTATATTCCCTCATATAGGTTCGGCGTTTCTCGGCATCGGCGTTTGTTTCGGTTTCCATTTGTATAAGTATATTGAAAAGTCTTTATATGGATTTCACTATAAACCTAAACCATATTAAATCCACTTGTATCAATCACTTCTAGCAGTCCCTTTCTAAACCGATTGTTGGACTCCGCTTCTAAATCAATGAGGAGAGGAGAGAACTTTTCACTGGTTGCGTATTTGTATATCTCTATCAGTTCATCTTTGGTGACGCCGAGACCGAACTCACTCAAAATCACATTGACTTCTCTCTGTCCCGAGAGTTTCAGTAAGACCATATACGAGCAATTGTTGCGGATAATTTTAGGAATGCGGAAATAGGACTGGCTGATGAAGATGACGGACACATTCAGTTTCCTTGCCCTGATGTAGTAGTTTTCAACCATACTCAAATCTTTTGAGAGAACAAGGTCGTCCCAAACTAGAAGGTGGTTGAAATCTTTGTCATATTTGTCAAGGGGCGGGGTATTGGAGAGACCCTCCTTGATAACGATTTGGTCGCTCTTGGAAGTAATCCACTTGTAGAGCGGTTCGTCTTTGTTCTTTGTAATGATGGTAATGGTCTGGAAAGTCCCCTTACCCTTGCTAAACAATCCAATTAAATTACAAAGGAAGTTTGTCTTACCCGAACCAGACGGGGCAACAATACACATACGGAATGGTAACTTTAGGTGATGTAAATTGAAGTTGGGGTTCTCCGCTTCGTCTAACAACTCCTTCGGTATTTTCTCATAAAGGTTCTCTATCTTACCAGACGGAGGTTCTTCAACTTGTTTCGGCTTACGAGGCATTATATATAATTAAGGAGAAAAAAAAATATCAGTTAATATATAATGGCGGAATACTTACCACCGACAGAAACACTACCATCATTTAATGAGTTTGTATTTGAAGACGCATACAGCATAGAAGGGCTTGATAGACGAGTGGTTCATAAAGCGGGAACAGAGACCATAACAGGGAACAAAACCTTCACAGGGACTACTACAATCACAGGTGATTTAATTGTGAATAATGTTAATACTGACATTGATAGTGATAGTATATTATTATCATCGGGGGGTGCGTTAGGAGTAAAATATAATCAAACCGCAACAACTACAATATTAGAAAACACAAGTTCAATTTCATTACTATTAGGTGGAAACGGAGTATTTGGTGCTACTGATGCGACAACAAGAGATACAACAATGACGGGAGATGATAATGTGTTTATTAATTGCGGTGGGGCAACCAAAATTGATATATCAACCGCTACAACTACATTAACAAATGAAACAAACACTATTACATCAAGCACAGGAAGAAACACTTTATCATCAGGAGGAACAGCAGATGCTACTGCTAACTTGATAGATGCGACAGGAACGGGAGGAGGAAACACTATTAGAACTACTACAGGAACGAACTTGATAACAACTACATCTGGGAGTAATACGATGCTTGGAGGTGGTAGCGGAAATAATACAATAGAACGAACTTCCACAGGTGGTAATATAATAAAAACAGCCACAGGAACGAACACTATTCAAAACGGCTCTACATCACAATATGGAAATTATCTTTTATCAACTGGTTCAAGTGGAGGGAACTATATAGAAGCAAACAATGGAGGAAATAATAGATTGGTGGCGTTAGGTGGGGGAATAAATAGTATGGCTAACACAAACACAGGTAGTGACGCTAATTTATTGTCCTGTTCTGGAACAGGAGGCGGAAACACTCTACGAACGACTACAGGGATAAACTCATTACAATCAACAACAGGACAGAATAGTTTAACAACTGGTAGGGTTTCGGCACTTGCTAATCTAATAGACGCAACCGCAGCGGGAGGTGGAAACACAATACGAGCCACCACAGGAACAAACACTATACAAAACACAGGAGGGGCAAATCTTATGACTGCTCTAACTACAGGAACAAACACAATTAGGTCAGTGACAGGAGCAAACACAATTGAAAACACAGGGGGTTCAAACCTTATCACTGCTTTAACAACAGGGATAAATACAATAAGTTCGGCAGCAACCATAGCAACCGCTAATTTAATTGACGCAATTACAGCGTTAGGAGGAAATACAATACGAGTCATCACAGGAACAAACACTATACAAAACACAGGAGGGGCAAACCTTATGAATGCTTTAACAACAGGGACGAATACAATACAATCTGTATCTGGATTAAATGCTATAACATCAACCACAGGTCAAATTAAACTATCAACAGGAGCATTAACAGCAAACAATGAAGGTATATTAATTGAAAATACAAGTGCTACATCTGGTGGAATTACTTTAAGAACTACTGGAACTACTGGTGATGTATCAATAGATACTGTAGATAATATTAATTTAACTACAACAGGGACAGCGGGAGAAATAGTTATAACATCAACAAACTCAAATGTGGATATAACTTGTGGAGCAGGAGATACAATTACTCTAACAAACGGGGTTACTGAAAAACAAACAATAACATCTACAACAACTACAATCACAAATACAAATATAGGTGCGGTTGGTAATTTTACAGCGAGTAGGATTTTTATTGGAACAATTGCTTCTAATACCCCGTTATTGTCGTTCCAACTAGCAGGAGTGAAACGAGGAACTGCTACATCAGGAGCATTAGCATTACAACCGCAGGAGTCGGCAAACTCAACAAATGTAAGTGATAACTTTGCTTGTCCTTGTGGGTTGAGGTTCTTACGATGGAGTATTATGTATGATGCTGATAGTGGAGCAAATACTAATTTGTCCTTTACATTTACATATAAAATAGGTAATGCTGGAACAGCGTTCTTTTATCATACGGAAACTTTTACGACCGAAGTTTCGTCAGCGAGAGCGAATACTCAAACTGGAACTATAAACGGAACTACTGGTTTGGATTACGGAGTTGGTGATATTGTTGGATTGAGTTATTCAGGAGCACCAGCGAACGAGTTTGGAGTAATTTTTTACGCTCAACAAAGATGATAGGATAAATTAAAATCTCTACTTAATTATATATGGCTGACTATCCACCCCCGACACAGATACTACCCGATTTTAATCCAGCGGTATTTAGGACAAATGATACACCGCTGACGATTACGGAAGCAGAGAATTATTTTACTACATTTCCTACCGCTCAAGGGACGACAAACAATTCTACTATAAATGTAACTACTGTAAATGTGGCTGGAAAGATTAATGTAACGAACACATCTACAAAGGCGACTGTCTATGGATATGGAACTACAGTCCCGACAGGAACGGGGGAGCATAATACGGCATTTGGATATGAAGCAGGAAAGGGTTTCAGCACTCTTACCACTACAGGAGGAAATACGGCATTTGGTGCTTTGGCTATGAGGTCAAACATTGTAGGGGCTGAAAATAATACAGCAATAGGGCATCAGGCACTTTATAGTCTAACTGATGGTGATGGAAATACACAGGTAGGAGTAACTACACAGGCTTTGGCTGCGAACTTGACGATTGGAAGTAATAATACACTAATCGGTCGTAACGCATCAGTGAGTGGAACTGCTATATCTACATCTACCGCTATTG